CGGTGGTCGGAATGTTGCTCTTGTTGGTGTTCACGAAGTTCGGGTTCTGTACTTGCGATCCCGACATCAGCGAGGTCACCTCGTTGATCGGCTGATTGCGCTGCGCGTACTGCTCCTGCAGCCACTGCTGGCGCGCTGCGTCCTGCGCCGCGATCATCTGCTGCTGGCGCTGCTGGGTCTGCGCGGCGGCGGAATTATAGAACTGCGCATCCATCGCCTGCTGCGAATAGTTGCCCTGCTGCGCCTGATTGGCGAACGCGGCGCGCGCTTGCGCCTCCTGAAACGCCTGCTGCTGCGCTGTGTTCTGGAATGCCGCGCGCTGCCCTTCCATCTCCTGCATGCGCTGCTGCTCGGCGCCAGCGGTCTGCGTGATACCGAGACGCGTGTCGGTCAGTTGCCTGCCGAATTGATCCATCGCCGATTGATAAGCGGGACTGCCGATCTTGATGCCTTGGTCCGACAGGCGCGCCTCAAGCGCACCACGGTCACGCTGCAGTTGCGGGTCCATGCGCTGGTAGAGGCTTTCCTCGACCTTGGCGCGGTCGGCGCTGAAGTCGTTCGCGCCATAGGTCCGCGTGATGTCACCGGCATCGCCGAACGTGCCGACCTGCTGACTGCCGTCGCCGTAACTGTATTTTGGAGCCGGGACACCGGAGAGCGAATTCGGATCGCCCGCTTGCGGCGCGCCCGAGGTGTCGAGCGGATGGCCGAGCAGGCCTTGCAGCATGCCGCTCTGCTGCGCCGCCAGCCCTGCGAGATTGGTCTCCGATTGAACGCCGAGGTCGCTGATATTCTGCTGCGCAGGCGAGAGCACCTGCGTGGCGGTGAACCTTGGGACGTTGTAGCTCTGCCCGGTCGACGGATCAGTCCACGAATAGTTGCCGGTCGGATCGTAGTAGAGCGCACCCTGCGGCGTGATCTGGTTGGTGTTGTTCAAGAACGCATTGGCGACCGCCGTGTTGACGTTCGTCCCCGTCTGCGCACCAGCGGTGGCAATCGGATTGGGCGGTGTCGGTGGGTCGTCTTTGAAAAGCCCCACGGCTCACTCCATCAATACTGCTGGCCCGGCATCTGTTGACCCGGCATCGGCATCATCGGCATCGGAGGCCCGCCGCCTTGCGTCGGCCTCGGCATCCCGCTCGCCACCGCACCCGGCATCGCGCTCGGCACCATGTTCGGCATCGCACCCGGCATCATCGCCGCACCCGGCGCACCGCTCGCGGCCGGTGGTGCGACACCTGCTGGCACGCTCGACATCGCGGGCTGCGGCGCGCCCTGCTGCGGCATCATCGGCTGCTGCGGCATCTGGGTCACGGGCGGTGGGTTCTGGATGTTCATCAGCGCCTGCGTGATGCGGTCGCGTGGAGCACCGCCACCGCCGACGCCTGCTACCGGTGTCTGATAATCGAGTGGCATCACGCCGCCTCCCTGTGCATGTCGATTGCGGGTCGCCGGATAAACTTGCATTCCTCCCACGCCTCGCGCGTGAACAGGCAGAGCACGCCATCGCGATCACGACCCAGTAGACGCGGCACCGTGACGAGCATGTAGCCGATGGTCGCGAGTTGCCTCAGCACGCGCTCGTCGCTCGCCGCCGTCATGTGCATCACCATCTGCACGCCGATCTGCTCGAACGGATATTCGTACATGCGCCGCAGCGTCTCACGCGTGCGCCACTGCGCGTGCGGCAGCGCCGCAACGCTCATCTCGATCACGCCCGCAGCCGGGTGGTAGTTGTGATAGACGATGCCAGCGATCAGCGTGCCGCTCTCGTCAATCACACCAATCGCCTTGCACGCGCCGAACCCGCGCTCGCGACAATCGGGGATCATCTGCGCGACTGCGTGCGCGACGACCTCGTCTTGCCCGTAGACATAATCAATCATCACCACCCACCGCCGCCGTCGCTGCCGCCGCCACCACCACCGTCGCCACCATCACCACCATCACCGCCATCACCACCATCACCGCCCTCGCCGCCTTCGCCACCTTCGCTGCCAGCATCACCAGCATCGCCAGCATCGGCCGCAGCGTCGGCCGCAGCGTCGGCTGCAGCATCTGCTGCTGCATCGCCTGCCGCGTCTGCTGCGTCAGCGGCTGCATCGTCGGCCGCGTCCTGCGCCGATGACGTCACGCCTGCGCTGGCGTCGAATGATCCGGGGGCGTTCGAGGTCGATGCGTCTGCAATAACGCCGCTGGATGGGGCACCTTCTGTCAAAGCGCCCATGCCCGAAGACAGAGCGCCAGCGTTCGTGCCGCTCAGACCCATGCCGCTCGCGGCGGCTGCGTCGGCTGCGTCGGCGGCTGCATCGTCGGCGGCATCCTGAGCAGCAGCCGCCTGCGCGCCACTGAGCGCATCCGCAATGGCGCTGACCCCCGGTGACTGCGAGCCCATGATGCCTGACATCATGCCGCCGTAGACGCCCTGATTTGCGTTCGCGGCGTCATGCGACCCCTCGATATCCGGCGCTGTGGGCGCGGCAGGTGCAGCAGGCGCGGCAGGAGCCGAGGGCGACGACACCGGGTCGCTCGACATCACGTCGTTGACCCCATGGATGCCGGGAGCGTTCGCCGCGACAATCGAGCCTGTAGGCGCGCTCGCCTCGATGTCGTTCGACATCACGTCGTTGGGGCCGTGGATGCCGGGAGCATTCGGCCCGACAATCGAACCGGATTGCGTCGCTGCCGCTTGGCCTACCGACTGGCCGATATCTCCGAGGCTCATGCCCGGCGTACTCTGGCCGGGGTTCGCACTGCCGATGGCATCGGCCGCCGCCGCCACGCCAGCCACGCCAGCGCCGAGGCCACCCGGAGCGCCGCCCGGGGCACCACCCGGACCACCCGGGCCACCGGGACCACCCGGACCACCCGGACCTCCACCGAGGCCGCCGAGGCCGCCTGTGCCTGTGCTGCCCGTGCCGCTACCGAGACCGCCATCGGCGCTGCTGTCCTGATCGACAGCTTGGCCGCCGCCGCCAGCGTAGCTACCGCTCGCGCCGCCACCGCCGCTGCTGCCGCCGAGGCCACCAGTAAAGAGTGGACCACCGATAGGAGACGCAGCCGCGCTGCGTGCAGCCGCTTGCGCCATCAACGCCTTCGCGATCTGCGCGCGCCGCGCGTCGGCATCGTAGTTGGTGCGCCACGACCACGCCTGCAGCGCATCGCGGTCGACCATGCCGCGCGGATCGTCGCCGAAAAAAGGAGACGGCATGCGCAGCGCGTCAACTTCTTCGCGACTGTTCAGGTACGCCATGACCGCGCGTCCCCTTAGACGTTGATGCCCGCACGCTCGTAGCTCGCCGCGATTGCGACCAGTTCGACGTCGGGCGTTGCCTGCTGCGCGACAGTGATCTGCACGATGGGCGCGTGGCTGAAGCCGGTCATGCCGACCGACACCCACATGGTATTGCGATTGACGTTTTTGGCTGGTTGGGGCTGATCCCACTTCGCCCGGTCCCATTTGCCCTCGTCCCAGACGTCAGGAACACCCGGGTCGATGCCTGCAGGCGGCGGCGGCGGGATCGCGAGGACATAGTCGGTGCATGCTGCGATCTGCGGCTCGAACGGTTCGCCCGGTGGCGCGGTGAAGATCGCACGCGCCTGATGCCACACGACCTCTTGCGACCCGGCCTGAAACATCTCCCAGCCACCGACCAACGTCGCGACATACGGCACGCCGTCATCGTAGCCGGTGCGATTGGCCTGCATGATGATGCCACCCTGCGTGCCGAAGAACATGTCGGCACGCATGCGCAGGAAGCACATCGCATCCCAGCCGACCGCGCGACCAAACGCGCCGGTCGTGTTGTTCATCGCGAGGCAGTATCGCTTGCCCGCAGGCCCGCCGGGGAATGTGATGAAGATGCCGCCGTACTCGTCCCACTTCTTCATCGTCCACGCCTGACCTCGCTTGGCGAGCACCTCCTCGCGCCACATGCGTTTGATCGCGCGCGTGATCAGCGCAAGCTCAAGCTGGCCCGCGCTCTTGGTGATCGCCTGACTGATCGGGACAATGCCGTCGACCGTCATCACGAGGAGGTCGCCGCCGACGTTCTCGTGCGCGTTCATGCCGAGCGGCGGGCTGATCTGGTAGCGGCCTTCCTGTCGCCAGTTGTTCGGGTCTGCAGGGTTGCTGCCGGTGAAGATCAAAATCTCGCCCTCCGACGTCCCGATGACGAGCTTGTCGTCAATGCCGTCACCGGCATCAATCGACCAGTTCGCCATGAACATCAGATAGCCGCCGTGCGTGGCCGCACCCGACAGCGGGATTTTGGTCAGTGCGCCGCCGACGCTGTCGATGCCGAGGTAGTGAATGTTCATCGATTTGGTTTCGATGAAGAACAGGCGATTGCGATACTTGCAGACGTAACTCAGATTTCTGCCGTGCTCGACCGGTGAGCCGACCGGGCCGGTGATCTGGTCCGCGCTGAGAACCGTCCACGTCGTGCCGTCGAAGCGCAGCGGGAAGTCACCGGTCTCATTGACGGCGATCAGCCAGTAACCTGCGAGGTTCGCAAGCTGGCTGGCGCAATAGTTGCCGCTGGTCTGCCCGGCTTTCACCAGCGTCGGCGCCGCGCTCGTCACGTCGTACAGCTTGGCCGCGTTCGCGGCGAACATGCGCTGCTGATTGCCGCTGACATACTCGAACCCGGAGATAACCGGCGTGGTCTCAGGCAGCACGCACCAGCGCTTGCAGCCGCCGCGCAACTTGATGCCCTTCATGGTCGGGAACCAGTTGTCCAAAATGATGCAGGCACCCGGCCCGGTGAAGGCGTCGTTCTCGTGCTGGATGATGCCGCGCGTCGGCGCAGGCAGCGTCGTGATCTGCAGTTGCTGCGCGAACTGCTGCTGCACCGGGACACGGCGGAATGCTGCGCTCTGGCTCATGATGGCACCGGCCACGGGTAAGCGGTACGCGCGCCAAACGACGAGGGCGAGCGGTCGATGATGATCGGCGCCGGGCTGTCGTTGCCCATCGCGACCTGCAGCGCATCGCCATAGGTGCCCATATCCTCGGCATAGGGCGAACCCTTCTGCGCCTTCCACTGCCAGATCATGCCGAGCTTGAGCAGCCGCTCATCGAGCCGGAAGCTGTCGCCATCAGCCTGAAAACGGTCGCCGAAGCCGCCGCTCGCGAGCACAACGCAATTCTTGTCGAGGTAGGCGTGGCGCGCGGTGACACCGACGCCCATCACCGGCCAGAGATGAATTTTGCCGCCGTAGATCGTCCACTCGCCCCACGCATCGCTCCAGCCTTGCGCACGGCGCGCCATCCACTCGTCAATGTCGGGATAGAACCCCATCGGCTGCAGCGCCGAGGTCGAGCGCCACACATTGCCGGTGAGCAGCATGCGCTTGAAGTTGCTCGGGAGATTGAACGCTTCGGTGACACCGTCGCCGCTATAGGTCACCGAGAGCTTGAGCACCTGCCACTCGCGCAGGTCGCCCGCCATGCGCTGCGCCATCTCATTGGAGAGCGCGACCATCTCCTGCATCGTGCGATTGGCGGCGAGTGACGTAAACAACGAGGTCGGCACCGCAACGCCAACCACCGCGCATACGTCTTTCACCACCTGCAGGATGGTCATTCATGCTGCCTTGCTGGGCCGCGCGTCTGTTGCCATGCGTACGAGGGTCTTCCGGTTCAGGTTGCCCTGCGGCGTGTGACCAGTGTGCGTCTTGATGAAGTCGCGCAACTGATCCTCGGTCATGTCGCCAAACTCGTCGGATTGCGTCGTCTTCTTCTGACGTTCGAGGTCGTCCTCCAACACGAGGTTGCGCGCGCGCAACGCATCAAGCTCGATCTGCATTTGCAGGTTCGGCGCTTTCAGCTTGCCCTCGGCGATGTACTCCTCGGCTTGGTTCTTCATCTCGCGACCACCGATGCCGAGGTTCTTCAATTCCTGACCATCGATGCTGGCGAGCGCCTCGACCGTGTAGATG